GGCTGTATGATCTTCTCACCGAATGTCACCCACTGTTGCATCCTATACCACTTACTCTTACTCGCACCACGTACACGCGTCAGGCCTTCACTCATCACATCAGGCCGGTTATTCATTATTGCACTATAATAAAAATTAATAGCATCGAAGTCACCGGTAAAAGCACCGTAAACTAACTTCTTCAAACCAATATCATCCAACTCTATCTGTACAGGAAATTCTGCGCCTAGTATACTACATATTGCGGCGAAGAAACTATTATTTTCGGAGACCAACTTACCTAAAGAAAGGATTTGAGAAGTATAAGAGAGAGAGATGAATCGAGAAAAGAAAACAGACCTACCTTCTTCTGAAACAATGTAAAGCTGACAGGCTTTACCCAGACTGCCCAACTCCTTCACGCGCTGTTGGGCTAGCGCAGGGAAGGCACTCATTGCGGAGCCGCTTCCGGTACAGGTGCACCGGGAGCGACAGCCCCTTCACCAGCTCCGTCAACAGCAGGTGGGGGGCCTGCTGGACCAACTCTATTTCCTCCATTGACGTCTGCGATGACATTCGCACCTTCTTGTACACGGACACCGTCTTGTACTACAACTCCCACTTGCCTAGCGGCCCCTCCCCCTGCTTGTTGAGGCGGGGGGCGCGGTGCCGCATTTGGGCCCAAAACTCCGACTAACCTAGCGGCCCCACCGACAGGTAGATCGCGTGCTTCACCTTGCCTTTCTTGAGCAGCACGTTCTGCCGCGATATCTATCGGCTCATGACCTCCTGGAGCCTCATTGAGGGTATTTACGCTGTTCACGGTCAAGCGTTCAGCAACCTTTGCATTTGAGAAGGGTTGTACTCTCAGAGCTACAGGCATTGGCTCATCTACCGCACTACCCAAAGCCCAGAGCCGCCCACGAGCCTCTGCCATCGCTAAAGAACCACTTGAACGGCACCGTGCGACTTGCGTGTTTTCTTGATTCGAGTCGCCGGGCACACACCCATTAGGACGGCTCACCCTATATGTAACACACCCCCCCAATTCTTCTTGCCTGGGTAGGTGTTCGTGACGCACAGCCACGTCTTCAAAGGCCGACGTCTTATGGCGTAGAACTAAACCGTATGACCCCCCC